TTGTAGCGTTTTCTATCAGATCGGCAGGTAAAGCCTCGATGCCTCCGATACTCAGCCGCCCTTTAGGATAATGGCAATTTCCAGACGGATCAAAATCAAGATCGGTCGGTTCACCCATGCCGCAAAATGAATCCACGGCGTGAACGGTTCGCCCATTCGCCGCCTGGATAATTCGCCGCAGCGAGCGCCCCTGAAAAACACCAAGCTCGATGAAATCGCCAGTGATTTTGACTCTCGACAACAGTTCCGAAAGCACTTCTAAATCATTGTTTTTTCTTGATCCGGTTCCAGCTTGATAATGCGCAATCACGGGCGAAACACCGAGTTGTGAATGCGATCCAACAATGCGCGTGTAAGCCTGCGGAAGCAACTTGATCTTGAGCCTGCTATTCCATTCCGGATCGGAAACAATGCTTTCGAGAACTCGTTGATCCCATTCCTGAAGATCGAGTTTTTGACGGCGATCCCATTCTCGCAATAGATCGCGGGCGGCGTCCGTGTCCCCGAAAAACAATGTCCCGGATGCGAGAACTTCTTTCCCGTCCGCTCCAGTTACCATACAGAAACCGACATCGTAACCTTCCGCAGCGAGATCCTCAAAAAGAACCGGCGGCGCTTTCACGACTGCATCGGCGTCAATCCAAATCACGGGACGGCCCGGAAATAACCTCATTGCGTCGAGAAGATATTTCGGTTTCAACCCGCAATTCAAAACCCATTCACCGCGATCCTCGACCTCAAATATTTTATAGTCAAGACCGTGCTCGATTAGAGACGTGCGGAGATCCTGCGCCTCTCGCGCGTATTGGGTTTTCTTCGTGAAATATGATACAAATACCGGTTTATTTATCACGCCAACAACTCCTTTATTCGCCGCGCCGGATTTTTCAATTTCAGAAACTCTCGAAATTTAGCATATTCCGGCCTGTGCATAAGCGCCCATTTTACACCAGCTTCAATTTCGCCTGCCGATGTGCAAATCGGAATCGGAACGCCGCTCCACTCGATCAACGATTCGATCTTGTGTGTATTCGACGGGAGCGCCACAAACGGAATCCCTGCCAGGCCCGCGAAATACACCCCGTGGTGCCGCCCGGTGATGTAACAGCCCATTGTTTGCATGAGCCGGATAGCGTCACTCCATGCGATTTTGTTCCTGAGCGGCGCGGTTGAAATCGGGAATTTTACCGAATCGAACCGCGCCCCATATTCCCGCAACGCTTTCCCAACGATAGTGATTTCTGAATGACCGTCGCCGAGAACAGTTGCGCCGTTGAAATCGAGGCCCGATTTGTGATTGTATTCAGCGGCAATCGCAACATCGGCAAAAACTTCAGCTTGTTCACAACCCAAAAGCCGTGCCGTAATCAGCGACCGCGGTTCTCGAACGATCAACCCGTCGAGGCTCCGCAGTGTTTCGATCTGAGTAGTATCAAATCCGGTTTCTTGAAAAACGGCGTTGAACAGAAACGCCTTTTTCCCGGCGGCTTTTGCCTTCGCCAGGAACGCGATTAAATGCTTTCCGGCTCCGTGATGGATGGTACCTTCGCCGTTCACGACAACTGCGTCACAGGCGTCGATTGCGGGCTCCCAATAATCGCTCGTTTGCCCCAGATAGTGAGTCGCCACAACTTCCGCGCCGATGTCGCGGAAGATTCTAGAGTACCCGGCCATAACCGCCTGGCACCCGAGATGTTCGACCATTGATGTATCGTTTACAAAAAATATCTTCATTAACCCCTCGTGAATATGAATAGTCCGACGTTTCGGAATCCGACCGGAAGAACATGGTATTCAAGGCCCCAGCCTTTTGGAGCCAGCCCCGCGACTTCCGCCGTCGTCCATTCCGATCTGTGTTGCTCATACGGATTACCATCGATAACCGTATTTCCCAGCCAGCCGGCTCCAACGGGGATCGATATTATTAACATCTTATCCGCCCGCTCGATAAGCCCGGCGACAACATGCAGCGCGGTTTCTTTCGGTAAATGCTCGATCACGTCGCCCGCGATTATGAGATCGTAATGCGATAATTCATCAATTACGCATTCAACCGGCGCGATAATTATGTTGTCGTATATTTCGCGCAACCACGGCCACGCCTCGATGTATCGGCTCCACGCTTCGACGCCATCAACGCGAATTTTCCAATCAGATTTGAAAACCCGGCGGTTCCAGGTTTCCAGATATTCACGCGCAAGGAATCCCCATTTCCCGAATCCAATGCCAACGTCAAGCATAGATTTCGGTCGAATGGTCTGTAACGCTTTGATCACCTTACTGATTCCCGCCGGTGTCGATGATGGCATTAAAATTTACTCCTTTGGAAATTAAGCACTTGTAACTGTTTCCCAACCGCCGTTCAGGCGGAGAACAAGTTTATTGGTTCCGCTGTCAACGTACAGCGTACCGTTTTTCAACGCCGTCGCCCCGTCGTCATTGTGGTGGGTAGCTTCTTGCACGTCGTCAGCAGCAATTCCAGAATCGTCTGGATTGTACGTTGTATTATCAGCATCAAACCCGGATTTTTGCGGATATTTCACACCGCCCACGTCAAACCATCCTTTCAGGTTCAACCACGATTTCGGCGTCGGCTGCAATGGAGCCACCCCGCGCCGTCAATTTCAGATATAGTTTATTCGTCTGTGTCGTATCGGCGTTTTTGTATGCCTTGTTTATTGCGGTCATGTCCAGGCGCGTCGCGGGCGCTGTATCGCTATCTTCCCAAGAATAGATCGAATTTATCCCTGTACCGCCCGTTTTCTGGAGTACTTCAGCATCAAAATGGGTTCCAGTTCCGGCGGTTTTCACAACGGTTACTTGCAGGAGTTTGCCTTCAGCGGGAGCGTTAAGCTCGGCCTCGTATGAAATGCCGTCGCCTGTGAGTTGTAGCACGGTGAATGTAGTTGTAGATCGTACTGCCATTTTTGCCGCCTCTCGATAGAGCCTTATCTACCGGGAACGCCCCGCAGGACGCCCCGGTAAACGAGGAGAAACACAGGTAGAAGGATTGCTTAGTTCTCGCCTTGCTGGCCGAGAAGAATATTGACGGACGTCGCCGCGTTTGCAGCCGCTGCCTGAGCCATGCCGACAAACTTGTTGGTCCCGCCTGCGGCATCTTCTTCCGCCTCTTCCGCGGTCGCGTCCCAGTAGCACAAGTCGCCCGCCGCGATTGCGGTTCCGGACCCCGCCGCCTTGGGGAATTTGAAAAGCCCGCTGATGTCGATTGCCCCGAGCTTATCAGCCGCGATGTCAAGCACCGCGATCCCAACAAGCTCAGATTGGACAACCACATCACCACCGACAACGGCGACCGCCGGCGTGTAATCAATCGCCGGGGTTCCGCCGTCTTGCAGTTTTGTTACAAGAGGAGTAGCCATTTTTATTACCTCCCTTTCAGGATTTCGATTTATCAATTAGAAAAACGGTGAGCACGGTGAACGCAAACGCGACTTATGCGCCGTCGTATTTCACCATGCCCCGGAAATCCTGCTCGCGCACACCGAGATCGAAGTAAACGCGGTATTGCAGGCCGAGCTGGTTGAAATTCGCTTCGGAACTTTCGAGCGTCGGGGTCCGAGCGCCGCGGAGGTAAGCAAGCTCGAACGTTTCGGCTTCCTGTGGGGCCGCGAACAGATACCACGCCGTTGTAGAGTACCCGGTGTAGCCAGTGTTGTTCAGGAGCGGGGAAGTGACAACTTCCAGATCCTCACCCAGGAACGGGTTGAACGTCGGCAGGTCGGTTGCGTCGGTTGTTCCACGAACCGCAAACTGCGCGCTCTTGATCAACTTCAGCGCCGTGAACTTCAGCGATGTCGGCACCACAAGATATGCCGGCGCGATGTTGATCGAGTCGCCATTGGCGTCGGTCTGATCCAAGAATTTCTGAATCGCCGCCTCTAGACTCGTCGCCGAAAGTGCCGTCGCCCCGCCCGTCGCGTAGTTGCTGTGGCTGGCATGGAAAAGCGCGATCCCGTCTTCCATTGTCGGGTTCGACAGGAGCCGCGTCATAAACAAAATATCCCGCTGACGGCTGGCTTTGTTGCCAAGCTCCATCGGGATCCGCAGGAACGCGCGGAGGTCGTCATCGATAATGTTCTGGCGCGTAATGCCGAACATCCCGGCGTATGTTCCGAGCTGGTTGGTCGAGAATTCTTCGTTCAGCGTCCCGTGCTTGATGGTGCCAGACGCGGCCAACTCCTGCAACTGTCCGAGCACGTTAAGGCGGATTGCCTTATGTTCCTTGAAGTCCGAAAGGTCGCCTTCCCGACAAAGCGTAGTCGCAACAACCTTGCCGATCTCGTAGGATTCTAACATCCGCTTTCCGGCGGTGTTGTCCATGAGGTTCGAGAAGTTCGCCGTGGAAAAACCAGCCTTGATGTCGAGGTTCCGAAGCGTCGGCCCGATAGATTTGCCGTCCGCGCGCAAGCACGCGGCGAGAACTTCCATCAAACTGATTCCGCGAATCCCGTGCGCCGCTTCAATCACCTGTTCGCCATAATCTTTGACGATCCGGTCATTGCCGATTCGTGCCTTCAGGCACAGCGCGGCCTCGATCACTTTCATGCTGTCCATCCCTGAACCTCCAGCCGATCCGACGTTAAACCCGGCGCTGACCTGGGGCATGGCCGCATACGCCGCCTTTGCGATTTCCGGCCAGGTTTCGGCGACGGTCATGCCTTCCGCAATCGCTTTCGCCTCGACTTCCGGGCACTTTCCATCACAGGCGGCCTTGATGTCGATTATGCGTTTCCGTTCGGCGGCACGTTCGTCCGCAACTGCGGCGCGCACGGCGTCGGCAACGAGTTTCGGATCTACGACAGCGCTCGGCGTCTTGTCCGAAGCCTTGATCATGTCCGGCTGTTTCGGCTCCACTTTCGCGGCGGCCTGAACGACCGGCACGTCAGCCGGCTTCGGCGGTTCGGTTTTCGGATCTTCCTTGGGCGGGTCTTCGCCCTTCTCGAACGCGGCTTTCAGCACAACCAGCCGTTCGTCAGTAAGCTCGGCGGCCTTGATGCCGTGCTTCTCAAGCCATTGTTCGAAGTTCATTCGTAGCTCCTTTCCTATCTTGAAGTCACACGAAGCCGCAATTTTCATAAAGGTTGAATTCGCCGCACCCGCAGGCACGACCGAACCTTCTGATAATCGCGATTCCGTAACGAGATACAACGGCCCTTCAAACTGGCGACCGTTGACAAATACATTTTCATCCTCGTCTATTTCTTTCACCTTGAGAGCACTCACACCTTGGCTCATCTGCCAGTCAGCCCCAAGTTTCCCTTGCACGATTATTTCACGTGCAGCGTCGGTTCCAGATACTATTTCGCCTTCGACTGATATTTGATTATTCTCAATTGTCGGACGAATAACACCCATGCGCGATTCAACGCGGTTGTCGTGATCTTTGAGTAATGGTATTTCCGGCGCGTGTTCCATCCCTGAAAGATCTACTACAACTGGAGTCATACTCCAAAACTGGCTGAACGTGCCGCCATCATACAAGACGCCTTCAACCTTTGTTGGTTCGCGCTGCGTATCGACCTTCATCGCCTTTATTTTATTGATTTCTTTTGCTTGCAATTTAGATATTTTTTTTAGGTCCATCGCCGCCTGTATTTTTAGGTCCATTAGTTCAATCTCCTGTTCTTGATTTCACTGTATTGATCACATGCAACGCCTGTGCTTCAGGCGATAGCCATCTTTCGTAATACTGCAAACCATTCCAGGCGATCTCAAGTCGCTCGACTTCATGGTCAAGATAGTAATGGATCTTTTCCAGCATATCTGAATAATCGCGTTCAACTTCGATCCAACATCCGTCATGGTCTCCGGGTAAAACCGTTTCCAGTCTTGGCATGAGCGCACAGGCTCCAATGCCTAGGGTCGGCGTGATTCGCATTGTCAGTTCGCCTATGCCGGGAAGTAGAAGGTTGATCTTCGCCTTTTTCATTTCTTCCAAAAACGGTAACGGGTCCAGCTTGGAGCCGCTTAGATGATCGGGCACTTTCAGCCGACCTCTGAACGGCGATAGGCTAATTGCCGAATCAATGCTTTCGTCAGCGGCGATCATCATTGCCGCGCCGATACGGTCGGGGTTCGTGATCCTGCCGTTGAAAAATACATCGTGAATATCTTCGGTTTTCGAGAGTAACTCGTCGCGGCGCTCCAAATAAACATCAGGAGCCGACGTGCTGTGTCCTATCGGCAGAATGCCTTTTTCTATATGTTCCGCCTGACATTCAACTTTGAAATAAAGGTCGCCATTGCGGATAACGGTCCAATGTACCTGGTCGCCGAAATCGCTCCAGTCGTACCAGACCCGCGTGACGTGGTCGCCGATTTCAATGTCGATAATCGAAACGCGCATTTGATCATCCCTTTCGGGCGAATCACGCATTTCCAGTACGCCGAGTCGCTCAAAACCAATCCGCAACCATGCGATATAATCGCTATACCATCTCGGATGTTCATCTGCCGATAAATATGCTTTCACTCCGTCCATCACTTCTCTCCTTCGCCAGTTTCGTCTTCGTCTGTATCGGCTCCACTTTCAGCCGCCCCCTCGCCATCTTCCGGTATGTATCCGCCGGGCGGCATTACCCAGCCGCCCGGTATAAGCTCCAATTCCTGCATTACGTCCCGCTCGCGCGCCGCCTGCCTTAGCACTTCTTCCCAATCCCGGCCCGCTTTTCCGCACTCAATAGCCAGGTTTGTCGTATGATTCGCCAGGCGCGTCGCCTGCGCGTTCGCTTCTTTCGCCGGGTCAACATGCTCCAGCCCGTCGAGAAACCACTGATGAGCCGGAACCGGCCCGCGAATCCCGCGCGCGCTGAAATACTGTTCAAGCCAAATAACGAAAACGCGATCAAGCGCCTCAATTTCAATTGTGTTTTGATCTACCGAAATCGATTTATCGAACGCCTGAAAATCTAAACGCCCGGAAGCGTAATTGTAGCCGGAAGAATTGCCCGCCGCGATGTTGAACGGCACGTTGAGGCATCGAGCGATCTCATTCAAAATCTTGTCCGTAAATTCGACATATGTTGTATTGGGATGCTCTGCCTTAACTTGTGACATTCCCCATCCGGCGGGCACAGTCAACAGTACATTTCGTTCAAGCTCAATGTCTATAAGCGCCTGTATTGCATCGGCTCCATCCGCGGGCGGCCCCATCGTGTGCAGTATCCCCGCGAAACTTGCCGCATACTCCGCCGCAAAAACCGTCGCCAACGTGTACCGGCGCAATATCGCAAACAAAGCGAGCGCCGGTGTGATTTGTGAAATTCCGCGATGTTGTCCCGGTCGATCTGCGCGGAAAAGATGGATCATAAAGTTCGCCGGGATTATGTCGTAATCCTGGTTCCAAACAGTCGATGAGCCGCCCGGATGTTCGGTCAACACGCGATAATTGATCGGTCGGCCAAACTTATCTATCCGCACCCCGTCAATATCGCGGGTGTCGTTATATCCGAAATCGCTTGTGACCTGTTCGGCGTCAACAAGCAACAAATCAACTTTTTCTTCGGCTTGCAGCGTCGGATTGTGCGCGACAATCGTGAACGATTCGCCATCGCCGATTTCGGTTTTAACCATCGTCTGCAATTTTGTTGCAAGCCCGACAACTTTTCCCCAGATTGCCCACGCCTTTTCCATATCGAAATTAAATTTCGAGTCGTCTGTGAGCAGTTGGAGCCGCGGCCCCGTGCCTATCGTATAATTCGCAATCGTAAGCGTGATGCCTTTTGCGTATGAGTTATTCGCTATTTCGTACCGGGCGCGATCCCGGATTGTTTTCCGCACAGACGCCGAATTCGCTTCGTCCGCCGAAAGCGAATCCGCGTGAACCCAGTGCATTTTGTTTTCATCTGTAGTTTGCGCAGCGTCGTAGTTAGCACGAATCTGATTATGCGCCCGCAACTCCCGCAAGCTCACAATCCGATTGAGTAGCTTTTCAGGTTGCGGCTTGTTCGCGACCTTTTGGAACCGGCCCTTATCGTCCCGTGATACTAGTTTCGTCCCGGTCATTTACTGCGCCCCCGGCGGAATAACCTTGCCCCAACGTACCCCCGGTATTTTACCGCCGCCCGATTCAGACCTGGTGGCTTTTTCTTCCAGGTACTGAAGCTGTTTGCGCAATTCGGTCAACGACGATTGCTCAAATTCGCCCGAATCACCACGAATCCTGAGCGGCTCTACGCCCAATTTCTTGATTCTCGCCTCTAATATTTCGATTTCAGTCGCCATTTTGTGCGTTTCCTTGCGTTTTTTGCGTAACGTTTCGTTACTGTATGTAACAAAGTATCACACATTTCGACATATCACGCAAGCGAAAACTTTATCAGAAGGCGAAAAACGCTATATGTAGCGTATGAAAGCACAAAATCCGGTGAAAATCGCATGAAATGTGTAACGAAATGAAAGAACATGACACGAAAAACCCGCGGCTGTGAGTACCGCGGGTTCAGACAAAGGAGAATCAATGGTTCGGGGTGTTTTGTTTAACGTGACACCGCCCCGATGGTCACGAAGAATCGTTTACCTGCGGTTTCGTCGTCTTTTTTCCTGTTTAAGTTTAGGGCTTGGTTTTGCCTTTTCCAATGTTTCATTCAACAGCCGCACACAATTCGTAATTACAGGCGGATACGGCGGCCTTGTAATCCCGTCTTCAGGCATCATGTGAAGTATTAGCTGAGCAGACGCCGCGATCAAATCGCGAATCTCTTCCAAGAGATAGTTGGTTCTCGTCTGGACGTCACAAACATCATCAAGGTCGGTATCGGGATAACCTTCGCTCATGGATCTTTCCTTTCTTTTGCCGGTATCGGCTCCAGTGTGTCGTGGTCTGTCAGTCTTGTCGGTATATTAGCCGCACTTCGTTGTCAAGATTATCCATTCGCATACGGAAAAAAGGACGCAAGTCGCCACAGTTGACAGTTTTGACCTCTTCGTCCATGTAGTCCGCTATCTTCCGTAGTTCATCAGGCGTAATAAACACCAGTATCTGTTTGCATTCGGTTGCTCTTGCCTTCTCGAATATTGGGCTGTGCATGGTTGATCTTCCTTTCTGCCGGTATCGGCTCCAGTGTTATCAATCTGTCCTCAATAAATCGCGTCCCGAGAATGTTCGCCACAATGTATCAATATAGATTCTGGATACTTACAAGACAAACCATCTATTCCGGTAAAACCTTTCCCTGAATCGTAACGTATTCGTGGGATGGTCCCACATCCACAATCACACGCCGCAATCCGCACACGAGGCGCTCCGCACCGCTTCATATGCGTCAACAACGCCTCGACAGCCTCGACGCTTTTCGGGTTTAGTGCGACCTGTCTGCGAAGATAATCGAGTTTGAGGTCAAGGCTCATGCGTTTTCCCTCTCAATATTCGCCATAATCGCTTCCCCAAAAGTAGGAGCGTTCTTAGGCGCGTCCGGCGGAACCCGATTCTGTTGTCGGTTGCCGTACAACGTCACCTTGTGGCGGTCTTCAGGCGGTACGTCATACAAAAACGATGATGAATTCCCGGCGATCCATTGCGCGTGTTGGAGCATTCCGATGTATTTTGGTCGGGCGGAAGGCCCAATACATTGCACGTCATCGCCGATCAAAGAATTTATCGCGTCTTTGATCTTGCCGGAACCCTTATCGCTATTAGGCCAGGAAAGCCATACCTTCAACCCTTCACTTCGTGCGCGATCAATCACTTCTTTGATCCAATCGCCCGTAGACTCATCTGGATCAAGGGTGTTCGGGTGGAACCGGGCATAAACGTATGGCGGTTGGTCTTCCCACCACGTCGTATCCGGCTCAGGGATCGGATGTTTGCAATGCATCACGATTTGATCTCGCATTCTCGACGACATCAAGACAGCGCGGCAATATGACGACGCCGATACAGCGTATAAATAATCCGACAGCGCCGAAATCGCATCACGATAGTAGTCATCCTGGCACCCTGAGCGGTCGCCTGCGTACAGATGATGGATAACAGCGTTTCGGCTGCGCGCTTCAATGGTAGCCTTTAGAGCGGCCCGCTCATCACCTATAACCACAAAATGAGTACCGGGGTCAACAACTCCCAGATAATTAAAACCTACACCGCCTAACTGGAGCGCTACTTCCTGCGCCAGTTCTTTGTCCGCCTGTGAACCTTGATAAACTTCGATTTTATTTTTCATCTTCATCACCTTCCTCTTTCTCGTAAGTTGTAAATCTCAAATTACAATTTCGGCAAACGCGCCGTCGCCGAATCTTCCCCAGGATCGTCGGGCGCACTTCAACCGTTTTTAGATCCCTACATCCACAGCGACGGCAGGCAATACCTTTCAGTTCTTTCACCGTCGCCGCCCTCCGCGCCCACCACCGCGCGCCGTGCGCGCCGCCCGCGCTGCCTTTGCCGCCTTCAGGTCAACTTTTTTCGGCTCCAATGTTTTGAATATGCTTTTCATCCCTTCCAGATTAACCCCGATCATCGACGCGGCGACGGCGGCTCCAACAGTACAATCCCACCAGTGGTTATCGAGTTGTTCCGGCTTGTTTTTCCACTCGTCCACTACGCGCCCGCGGCCCTGTGTTCGCACTTTGTATTCCGCGCACATGTGTTCTGAATACAATTCATGCCGCCCGGCCTCGTCTCCGAATATCGACAGGCACCCACGGTCGCCCATTGCTACAACCAGCCGCGAACTAACAAACGATTTCCAGAAGTTCGTATCATAAAATACATGCCGCAGCGGTCGTTTCCCTTTCGTCAAGCGCCAGTTCAATCCGCGTTTGTCCCCGGCAACCTTTTTGCTTTCGTTCAACGGTTTGGCTCCAGCCGTCACCCCGATCCCGTGCGAGGGCGTCAATACCGCCGACGCGCTTGACTGTCGGCAGAATTCATAGATTAAATCCGTTGTGGTGCCCCAGTTAGCGTCAATCAAACACCGTTCGATCTTCAGCGGCGCACCATCTTCCCGCCTATACTCCCGCGAAATCACATTCGCGATCACGTCTTCCAGGCCCGCGTAGATCTGACCCTCCATTCCCGCCTTCGGTTTCGCCCGCGCCAGTGTGTTCTGCGCGTTCTTGCTCGTGTAATACGCGCGCCGTTGATCCGGATACTCCCCGTAATCGATCACATATCCCGTGAAATCGCTCTCCCAGGCGCACACAACATAATGTAGCAACTTCCCGCCCACGTCGATAAACGCCGTTAGCTGTGTAGCCTGAGCCGGAACCGCGCGCCGTTTGTATCGGTTGAATTTCGCCGCTACTTGTTCCGGTACCAGTTGTTCCTCATCCCCGAGATCGTCTTCGAGCGGATCGTTTTGAAATTCCGCCATGAACACCTTCGGATTCTTGATCCATTTGTTCATGCAGAATTGCAACGCCGAAACTTCACCTTGATCGTATCGTGCATCCCACGCCACAACCGCGCCCGCGTCCAGTGCTTCCCGGTTCGCCTCGTAGAATTCAGTCGCCATGCGAATATCGCCATAACTAATCATGGATTCTTTCCAAATTTCCCTGTACTCTAACCATAAATCCATGTCGGTCGGCCACGAATACAACGCCTGCATCCGCTCGCCCTGCCACTCGGGATGGCGTTTCTTGTCCAAATACCGCGCCGATAAATCCCCCGGCGTGATTATCGTACACGGCATCACCGCCGCCATTTTCGACCCCGGCCCGCTCATCTCCAGAATAGCCCCGTTGATCGTATGCTCCCGATGATTCGTTTGCACTATCGACCTCGAGCTTTCGTCCGTCTGTGGGTCGTCCAGGATAACCAGCGACGGGCGCATGGTGGAGCCGTCCGCCTGCGTTATCAGCGGCCCGCGTACCGCGCTTTCAAGCCCCGCCGTCCACACAGTCGCCGCAGACGCAGGCGACCCCACAATCGACGGCAGTGTCATTCGGTTTTGTTTCCACTGTATTCGCGTCGGCTGGCCGTGATGTTTTTGCCCCATAGCCCTGCGCGTCTCACCGGCTAATTTCTGAATCGGAAAACAAACTTCAGGGAAATCCGATCCGAGTTTCTTGTTCGTCTCAAGGATCCTTTTTATGTTCGTCAGCAAATCCGCCGCCTGCGGCTGCGTGCTCGCAATCAGATATACAAACCTGTGGAGCCCCACCACGAGCGCCCAAATTATCCCCACTTCAGAAATCGCCGTCTTGCCAGACGCCCGCGGCATTGCGATTGCGTACAGCCCTGCCTCTTTTATCGCCCGTTCTAATTTCGCTACTACTTTTAGTTGGTCAGGGCTCCACACTAGGAAGAACCTCGCGGCAAAATATTCCTCACAAAACTCCTGCAGACTCCGCTTGCACCGCGCTTTTCTTTGCGGGTCCGCCACGCCCGGAATGTCACCGATCTCCTGCCCGGCTGCGGTGTTCGCTTTTCGCGTCGCCGCCGTCCTGGCAAGTTGCTTTTCGTACTGCTCCAGACTATCTTGTTTCTTTCGCGCCACTTTAATCTCTTTGTTCTGCCGCAGTTTTCAGAAAAGGCACCATTGCCGCGACCGCGTGTGGGTTTTTACGTCCTGCCTTTGCGAACGCGCCACGCATTATTCCTGCGTAGCAAGTTTCACAAGCGTCAAACATCAAATGTTTAGATTCCGTCGATCCTGCGCCGCCCGTGAACGTCTCTTCAAAAAAGCTATGCGATGTAACGTCAGTAATGCTTGGACAGAAATCACATTTAATTACCTTCATCCTTCACCGTCCTTTATAGGTGTATGATTTGCCATTTTTTCATCCTCGTATTCTTTTATACTCTTAAGCTCGCACACCCTATCCGCCGCAATTCGCGCATGTTCCTGAATCGGATAATCAGCCGGAGCCAGCCCTAAAGGCAACAGATGCGCCGCCACCATATTCAACGTCGCCAGCGCTTCCGCCGCCCCAACCATATCCCCGCCTTTCGCCCCCGCCTGCTCACCATCTCGATAAAGCCCCAACAAGCGATTAAGCTCCCGTTGCGCGGCCAGCGCCGTCTTGTTGTCGCCGTCAACCGTAGCCTTGCGGAAAATCATATCTGTGCGGACGATAGCAATCCCAAGCTCGAGCTCCCGGTCGACGTCGGCGACCGCAAGAAGGCGCCGGTTCACCTCGACAAGAATGTCAGGGATTTCGACGTCGGGTATCCCACTGGCGCGGCATTTAGATTCCAGGACATCGTCGCTAGCGCCGGCGGCCTTCAGGGTGACGAGGTTGGAGATGTTCAGTTCTGGGTTATCCATTCAGCTCGCTCCATTTCATCCCGTCCTCGCGCACGGGGTCGTCGCCGGTGAGGTTCGCGTATCGGGTCAGGATCACGTCGATGTAAGTGGGTTCGAGTTCGAGACCGCAGCAGGTTCGACCGAGCTGCTCGGCGGCGATTAGGGTTGTGCCGGAACCGAGAAAGGGGTCGAGGATGAGACCAGGCCACGATTTAATAATAAACGTGGGTAACGCTATGGGGAAAACCGCAGGGTGTGGACTATTCCCACACTCTCTCTGTATCCGTAAAACGTTGTCTGGAATCTTATGCGACTGTCCTACCTTTTCAGGACTTGACAGATTCCTGACAACTCCGTCCTTGCCCCGCATTCCTTTTGAAACTCCGCCCGCTCGACATTTCTTTTTTTTAGCCAATCCGCTTTTTTGCGACTCTGCCTTCGTAGCGATCCATTTGGCAGGCCTTTTGGATTCCTTGTTGAA